GGTCGGGCTGGTAGGGGTGCAGCTTGTAGATGGCGATCGCCTGAGCGAGATCGGCAAGCAGCGGCGGCGTCTCAGCCAGCGGCAGGACGTAGCGACCGGCGAGATAGCCATCGATCGCCGCGTCCGTGTCCGCCAGTGCCCGGTCAATGACGGCCACCACGACCGCGCCGGTGGCCGGCGTGTCGCGGTCGGTCAGCTGAACGAGCATACGCTCGCCGTAGCGGGCCGTCAGTTGGGCCAGGGAAGCATAAGTCACCGCCGCTACCCCCCCGCTTAATCGTCGCCTTGCCAGACCAGGAGCGGGTCGCTCTGGATGGCTTCGATCCGCTCTTCGGACAATTCGTCGAGCGGAATGCGCTGGGGCTCGGGCCCGAACGCGATGCCGGCCCGGCGCCGCCCGGTCGGCGAAACCGAACGGACCCAGATCGACGGGACGGTTGCCGGCGGCAGTTCCGGATCGCCGCCGTTGCCATCGCGAGCGCCGCCTTCGCCGCCGGTAAGGTCGCCCTCACCGCCACCGTTGGATGCGCCGTCGCCGGCGCCGCCGGTGGGGCCGCTTTCGCCGCCCATCTGGCTGCCGTCCGGCTTGTCCTGGCCGGCGCCGGCCGCGGCCGACGCGCCATCATCCGCTCGGGGTTTGCGTGCCATGCTCGTTCCCCTCAGGTCAGCCAGGGAACGACGAGCAGCTCGGCGGTCCCCTTGTAGACGTTGGTGGCGCCAGCGGCGTTGCGGTCGGCGTTGAGCACCTCGAGGGCGTTCTTCTCGTTCGAAGGACCGCAGACGAGGAGGCTGGGCTTGACCCCGAGCGGCCGGCCATGGTCGCCCTTCATGCCCATCAGGCTTGTCCGGCCGAGACCATAGGTCGTGGCCGACAGTGCCTGTTTCGAGCCCCAAGCGAACTGCCAGAAGCCGTAGCCGACGTTGTAGCGGGCATCGACGCCGTAGCGGAATTCATTGAGGTCGAAGACGTTGTCGTCGGTCACCTTGTCCCGGGCGACAATGTCGCCGAACCCGCGCCGCTCCTGCAGGAGGATCGGCTTCAGCGCGCGGCTATCGTCCAGAAGGAACCACGGGTTGCCGTTGCCGCCATCGGTGTTGGCGACCGACAGGACAGTCACGCCGTCGACATCGAGCACCGGGTGATCGACATCGAAGAAATACTGGCCATCGTAGCAATTGGTGGTGAAACCCGCGACGAGCATGGCGAACACCAGCAGATCGGGGTGAGCCGCGGTGGACAGACCCATTTCCTCGAACAGCGGCGCATAGATCCCGAGGTTGTCGGTCTCGATGTCGTCGCGATCGACGCCGATGGTCAGTTCCCAGGGCTTCTCCTTGATCGAGTAATCGCTCTCGGAGATGTTCTGCACCTGGCGGGGGCCGACCCATTCGCGGACGTTGGGCACCTTGCCCAGCCACCCGTAGCGCTGTTCCTTGGTGCTGGCAGGCACGCGGGTGGCCACGCGCTGCCAATTGGGCTCCGCTTGGCCGAGGCCGCGTTTGAAGGCGCCGTTGAAACCGACGCGGAGCTTGTTCAGGTTGTCGCTGCTGACGATCATGGAAGCGCGCTCCTCAGGAGAACTCGACCCAGACGCCCTGGGCGTCCACGTCGAAGCAGGTGCCAGCAGCAGGCCGGGCACCCGAGTTGTTGGTCTTGGCGACGGTCTGATCGTCGACGACGTAGACGGTCTTGCCGATCTCGGTGCGGGCGATCAGATCGCCGGCCGACGAGTTGTTGAACCGGAAGGTTCCCCGACGGACCTTGACCTTGATGTCGCCATTGGCGCCGGCTGAGTTGTCGGCGGTCGCCTCGGCCCGGCCGATCGTGACGTTGGCGGCGGTGGCGGACGCCGCGACCGCGTATCCAGCCGCATTGATCTGGACCATGCCGCCCTGGAACGGCTTGGCGGACGCGGCGACGGGCACCGAGCGGAAGCGCGGCTCCAGCTCCTGCGGCGTGTTGCGGGCTGCGGTAAGAGCGGCCATTTACAGAGCCTCCTTGCGGACCCCGGAGCCCTTCAGGCCCGCGAGGTAGTCCTCTTCGCTGATCCCCATGAGGGCGATCACCTGCCGGTCGGTGGCGTCCAGCCCCTTGGGGTCGGCTGCCGGTCCCTGGCCAGCGGCCGGGGTTTCTCCGGTCAGGATCGGCTGCCCCGAGATCATCGCCTGGGCGCGCTCGGCGTTCTCCATGTGGAGGGCGATGTAGTGGTCGCGCAGTGGCTTCACGCCGACACGGCCCGCGGCGATCGCGGCGTCGACGAAGACCGTGGCGGCCTCGCGGCGGCGATCTTCACGGATCGTGTTGAGCTCGCCGGTCACTTCTGCCAGCTGGCTCTGCAGCGCGACGACGGCCGGGCTATCCAGCGCCGTTGCGTGCGCGGCCACCCTGGCCGCATCGTGTTGCGCCGTGAGCGCCGCTTCGACAGCAGCGTCGTCGGCGCCGCTGTCGAGCCCCAGCAGGGCGCACAGCTTGGCCTTCCAGTCCATACCTGTTTCCTCCGAATGAAGGGCAACGAGCCCTCGGATATTGGGCGTGTTGGTGAGGCTCGCGCGCAGCACGTCGAGCACCTCGCCATCCACGGAATGAAGGATGACCGGGCTGATCCCGGCGTAGGAGCGGTCATCCATCAGCTGGGTGCCGCTCTTGTTCCAATCGACCTGGGCCCACAGGCCGCCGTCGCGTGCCTCGAACTTGGTGAACCAGCCCCGGGCGGGCGCCGGCGCGCCGATCGCCTTGCCCTTGTCGGTGGCATGACACTCGTCGATCGGCATCCGGCGACCCTCGGTCAGCGCGGAATTCAGCCTGCCGACGAGTACGGGCATCGACTTGACGGTGTATGGGCCGCGCCCGTCCACCGTGCGGATTTCACCGGCGGGAAGCAGGTTGATCCATTCGGGCGCGCCTTCGCCCTCGGCAAATGCCGTGGCGGCACACAATGCAGTGATCGGAAGGTGTCGGGCCATCGGCAATGATTTGCCGACGATCAGGCCCTGAAAATATGCCCGCGGCCGCGGGCCGAAAACGCGGCGGTCAGCGCCCTCACAATCTGATGCTATGAGAGCCGAGCAAAATCAAGGCTGGCCGCCGTCTAGCTTCGACTGGATATGCTCCTCGGCAATGGCAACGATCTCGCGCTCATCTTGTGCCGAGATACCAAGCCAGACCCGCGCCGGGATGCGTCCCCAGGGTATCGGCCGGCCGCGGCTGTTGGTGCCGAACGCACCGCGCTCCGCGCCTTCCTGCATGACCCGCGAATAGATCAGTGAGGAGCCAATGACGGCTCCCTCACGGGTCGAAACGCCGGAGATTTCGCGGGAGAGCCGCCGGCCTGGTCCGATCAGTGGGCGGCGCAGCGCGCCATAGCCCAGCGCCTTGTAGCGCGCGATCGTCGCCTCGCTCTTCTTCGCCCAGGCGGAGCCGTCCGGTGCCGTGCCCGTCGAGAAGCGCTTGCGCGTCACCTCGACCATGTATTCCTGCACATCCTGGAAAATCGGCGTCATGTCCGCGAGCAGGGCCTTGGCCTCGCGGATCGCGGCACGGGCGGCGTCCGCCTTGAACTCGATCGAAGGCATAGCTATTTGGCCTCCCAGACGCGCGCATCGTGGCGCCCGGCCAATAACCGGGAACGGCACCAGACGTTGGCGCGGGGGCGCGTCATTTCCCCGAAACCCTGATGAAGAACGTCTTGAGGGCGAGCGTCCGACGCTTTTTGCCGCGAATGACCATGCTCGCCACATAGGTCTCGCCGTCGATCGCCCTGGCGAAGTCGACGACGGTTTCGCCGATGCTTGAGGTCCCGCTCACCTGGATCGACGCCGGCGTAGACAGCACCTGCGGCAACTTGGTGAAGTCCTCGGCCGTCACGCCGCGCTGCCCGCGGCTGCGTTCGGCGGCGTCGTCGGCATGCCCGCGCAACACGTGCCCGACTGCGGACGCGTCCAGACTGAAATCATATCCCTCGATCGGCCGCGCGGCTTGCTGTGCGATCTCCGCCGCCTGGTCGGAGCGTACCATGCCGAGAGTGCGCTGGGGCGGCAGCTCCGGCAGGTCCGGATTTGGCTCGAACACGCGCTGGGCATAGCGGCGGACATCGTCGGCCGTGCTGGGCAGTGCCCGATACGCATCCGACAGGGCATCGACGCTTTCCTGCGGCAGCGAGCCCATGAATGCCTTTGCAACCTGGTAGTCCCAGCTGCCGATCTTGCCGGCAATTGCGCGAACCGCGTCCGAGACGGTGGCGCCAGGCGCATAGTCCCAGCCCTTGCCGATCCCGACCGGCGCGCCGGTGCGCGGGTCGATCGACTGCCAGTTGGGCGGCAACTGCTTATCGGGATTGCCGCCAAGTCGCCGGACGCTGGCATCGCTGCGGGCACCGACGACGTAGCAGCTGCAGCCCCAGTCGCTAGGCGGGTAGTGCTGCGCCCAGAAGGGGTGCTCCGGTGGCCCGGCCCAGCCATTCCAGCTCAGATGCTCCGGGCGCGGCTCGCGGCTGTCACCATGGCGGTAGACCCAGCGCGGGAAGTTGCCGTCCAGCAGCTGCGCGCGCCGGCCGGCGCTGTAGCTGGTGTAGGCGTTGGTCCGCAGGATCGTCTTGACCCGCCACGCCTCGCCCTGGACCGAACCCTCGCCAGTCCAGCCCGCCCACCCGTTCTTCGCCACGATCGCCTGGAAGTCTTGGCGGAACGCCTCGATCCCGCTGCCTTCGGCGATTGCCTTGTCCACGGCTGCGGCGAGGTCGGTCAGCAAGTCTGCCGACGCCGCTCCCGCGACCATGAACGCCTGGTCATGCGCTGCGCCCTGCAGGTCATCCCAGCGCTGAGTGGGGACGAGGTTGCCGAGCTTGCCTCGGAAGAACGCGATCTGATGGGCAAACGGCTTGCGGAATTCGCCGCTCGCCGCGCTGGGGTGGCTCACAGATCACCGCTCTCTTGCGCCAGGTCCGCTCGGCCGGCGGCCTGGGCCGCCGCGATCCCGCCCGCGATTGCAGCGGCCAGCTGCGTGGACTGAACGTCGCCGAAGGCATTGGAGAGCATTTCGCGGAATTCAGCCAGGTCCTGTGCCTGGGCCAGCATGGTCTGGATCGAGCCGATCATCGTCCCGATCGCCGGGTCGGCCGCCACCTGCATGGCGGCCGCGATCTGCGCCGCCGGGTGCGGCACCGCCGGCTCGGCCGAGTGAGTGGTGACGATCGGCTTGCCCGCGGCCGGCGCCGGCGGCGGCAATGCCTTCACACCCTGCCGGGGCGGCGCCGGCGGCAGGCCGTCCGCCGGCACCCCCGGCAGCGGCAACTGCGGCACGGCGGCGGCGGTCAGCACCTCGGCACCGGGCTCGGGCTCGGCCAGGCCGAGCTTGTCGCGGATCTCGCTGGCTTCGACGCGCAGCCCCATCGGCACGAAGACCTGCAGGCTCTCGGTCAGCTGCTTGAGGTCTTCCTGTTTCGGCCGCGCGATGACGATGCGCGGATAGCCCTTGCTCGGGCCGAACTCGAGATCCATCCACGGCCGGACCAGGCAGCGGTTGAGCGTGGCGGAAAGCGACTTGCAGTCGGCCGTCTCGATATCCTCCTGCACCTTGCGGTGCTCCTGGCTGACCGCATGCCCGCCCGATACCGCATCGGTGGTGGTGGTCTGCCCGAGGATGCCCTTCGACACCTGCCGATCGAGCCAATCCGCCCGGTGTTCGTAGAGGTCGCTCCCGGCCGTGACGTTCTTGCTCTCGATGAACTCGATCTCCATCGAGCGCGGGATAATCGCCGCGCAGTCGCCGGCGATATTGGCGACGGCCCGGAACAGCGTCGCCTTGTCTTCTTTGGTGGCACCCTCATGGAACCGGCCGATCCGCACCGGCTGCCCGTAAGTCTGGGTGAAGATCGCCCAGTCGCGCTGGGTGAAGGCCTTGAACATCCACGCCCAGGCGGCGAGGCGCGCGATGCCCGAACGCACCGGCAGGCCGCTCTTCGCCTTGACCTGGTGGAAGATGAACTTGAACGCCGGCAGCGGCTCGGCTTCAGCCATGCCGTCCAGACCGCCACGCAGCAGCGGTTGCCGCATGGTCTGGCGGTCGAACCGAAACCAGCGAGGATCGCGCCACTCAAGGCGGGTCGGCTGCCACTGGCCTTCCGAGGTGTCCCAGATGATCTCGGTGAAGGATACGCCCTTGCCGACCGCGTCGAGGATATCGAACGTGTCATCGGCCAATTCATCGCGCTTCAGCCAGGTCCGCACCATGTCGGCGCGACGGACGTCCTCGGCATCCTCACTGGCGGCTTCGACGGTGACATCGATCTGGGCGACGCTGCGCTTGCGGGTGCCGAGGACGCCCGCATAGTGCAGGTCCCGTTCCTCGATCAGCTCGGCCAGCTCGAAGTATTGGAGCGGCTCGCCCTGGTCGGCGTCGCGGAGTATCTGCGCAAGCCGGCCGGGGTTCATCCCGTCGGTTGGATATTGCGCATAGGGTGACCGGACGCCGGTAATCGACGGCCCGGCGACTTCTTTGGTCAGCACCTCCTTGCGGAGCGGTTGACCGTTCAGGTCGATTAGTTGTGACATCGGGCGGTGATCCTCAGGTCGTAAGAGGCCCGTCATGGGGCCTAAGAAGCCCGTGGGGCGCGTTCAGGGGCTGGGATGGGTGTCGGGGCGGGGTCAGAGGGGACCTCCCCCTCTCAGGCGGGCTCCCAGCGGCGATCGGAATGGATCGGCAGGACCGTTCTCGTCGTCATCCGGGCCCTGGTCCCAACTGTTTTCGCGGCGCCCGACAGCCTCATAGCCATACTCGACGGCGTCCTGCCGCGACGCGAACCAGGCGAGCATGCCGGCGATCGAGGTGTCGCCATGTCGGTCGAGCCCATCCGCGCCCTTGAAGCGCATGTCGTCGGGCACCTTTACCACGCCGTTCACGTACTGGAGCGCCTGGTGGTCGCGGACGATATCGTCGTCGGCTGCGATGCTCACGGTGCGTTCGCCGAAGGCATCGACGTAGGGCGTGCCGTTGTCGCGATACCACTGCTGGCTGAGCTTGATCTCGCTGATCCGCTCCTCGCCCCACTTCTGCGCGGCGACTTCGGCGAGGTAGGCGCCGTTGCCGGTGGCATCGAGCGCGCCGTGCCCGAACCGCGGCATCCGCTCGCCCACGAAAAACAGGATCTGGCGCTGCGCCTCGAAGGGCACGTTGCGCATTTCTATCACGATCCGCCAGCGACGTGTCAGGTCCTGCGAGAGCTCCTGGATGATCAGCGCGCAGACGTCGCCGGTGCGGGCGAAGTCCAGGCCGAAGTCATGGCGCCGGCGGGGGTCGAGCCGGTTGAGGTGCGGCAGGATTGAGGTACGCAGCCATTCGTCAACCAGGCACTTTCGCAGGTTTGGCGGCGCCGCCTTGAACTCGTCGGGGAGGGTGTAGCGCACGACAGGGACTGAGCGATCGGTGACCTGCTCGATCACGACCCGGGGCAGCGCCGCGCCGAGCGCGTCGGAATCGATCCCGTCCAGCTCCTGCTGCATAGCGGAGATGCGGCTGCCATAGGCGCCGCGGATCTTCGCCTCCCATTCGTCCTGGGCGGCCTGCGACCAAGGCTTGGCGCGCATCAGGCAGACGCGGCGGAACAGGCCATTCGTCACGGCGTCGCCGAACGAGTAGAAGTGGTGGCTGAAGCTGTTCTTGCCGGCGACGGCCTCGCGGTAAAGCTCGTTGAACGGATTGAGCACACCGTTGGGCGAGCTGATCACCCGGACCTTGCCACCCCAGATGAGGAGCGCGTTGACCGCGTCGATGACCTCGCGCACGTCGCGGTGGAACGCGGCCTCGTCGATGACCACGACACCCTGCAAGCCGCGGATGTTCTCTGGCCGGCTCGACAGCGCCTCGACCCGGAAGCCGCTGGCGAAGGAAATGCGGAACGCGCTGATGTGCTTCGAGCTGCCGTCCTCGCGCTGATCCTCGAAGAGGAACTCCTCGATTTCGGCCGTCTCTTTCGCGATGACCTTAGCGAACTGGGCGACGTATCCGATGAACTCCCGGCCCTTGTCCTTGGTGTCGCCGATGTAGAACACGTTCTGCCCGCCGGCGGCGCGCGCGCTGGCGGCGATGATCGTATCGTCAAGCGCTTCGGCAAACGTGATGCCGGTCCGCCGGCCCTTCTTGCAGATCTTGAGGTCAGCCTGGTCCTCCAGCCATTTGCGCTGGTGGAGCATGAGCACGCCCTCGGCGAGAGGGTCGAGATCGTCGGGGACTTCGGCACCGCGGGTCAGCTCGGCCGGCAGCTGCGCCGGGTCGCGCGCCAGCACCGGCTCCAGGCCGGCTTCCGGTTGCGCAGCGAGTGCACTGGCCATGGCGGCACCGGCTGCGAGGGCGGACTTGATTGCGCCGGTCATGGCCTGCTCTCACTGAGCATCGCCTTTA